ACGTTGTTGGCCGTGAGCGAGGTAGCACCGGTGCCACCATTACCAACCGGCAACGTTCCTGTGACATTAGTCGTCAAGCTGACGAATTGAGTTGCGGTCGTACCCGTACCACCCGAAGCAACAGGCAACGGTGTGGCCAACGAAACGCCACTGTTCGTTATGGTGACCTGTGTGGACCCCGCAGCCTGAAGACCCAACTGCCCCGAGGCGTCAGCCGTAATGACTGCACCGCCAACGATGGTATCTGCATTGATGAATGTGGTCATGGGTTACTCCGGCTTCACAGGCCATTTGAAATTGCGAGGAAAATCGGGCATTTGTGGTAAATCACGTAACGCTTGCCGATATTGCTTCCACGCTTCCGGCACGCCTCCAGCGACGTCTAAGTATTTGGTCACAACCCAATCAGTTTCGCTCAACTTTTGATCGCGCTCTTTGCGCAAAATTGCCGCTTCTTGCTCTTCCCAAGAAGGCCGATTGTCTGGCGGCGGGGCAAAATTACCGTTGTCATAAGTCCAGTCAGAAGAAACTTCTTCTGTGCACTGCACCCAACCTTGCTCAGCGGCAAATTCTGGCGAGTCGCAAACCGCGACATTGGTAACTACGTTGTTGGTAATAATTGCGTATTTCATAAATACCTCACCAAGAAATGACTTCAACGTAACCATTACCGCCAACACCACCGGTACCGGCAGTGCCACTGTTTGTCCAACCACCCCCGCCACCACCACTAGCGCGGCCACCTGCAAAACCAGTGCCACCAGCGGCAGAAGCACCGCATCCACCCTCCCAAACACCACCAGCCGCATTCAACGGGCCATTACCCCCGGTGCGGGCATCTGAAGACGTGACACGCCCGCCACCACGCGTATTACCACTTAATGTATACGCCGACGCGCCAAACCCCCCACCGGAGCCTCCCCAAACAGAATTACCACCGGCAATACTGGTAAATTGTCCAAACCCTCCACCGCCAGCGGAACCGCCCCAACCCCCAGGGGACGCCATGTAGGCTACGGTGCCTGACTGATACAGGAATGACGCTCCACCAAAACTACCTAAGCTACCGTAAACCGCTTGGGCATTACTAAATCCAGAAATGTTAGCGTAGGGGGAACCTCTATCGCTGTGAGTAGTGGTTTCATGTGGTACAAAGCTACCTCCTGCGCCCCCCGCAGATACATTACTACTGGCATTTGTAGGACGCCCATTGTCCCCACCAAGCCCACCAAAAGCCACGACATGAGTGCCAAACGTTGTAGCCCCGCCTCGATTGCCGGGAGTACCGTTATTACTAGAGGAATTACCCCCTGCTCCTCCAGAACCACCAGAGCCAATAGTTACAGTTACGGTAGCACCAAGCGAAGACGCGGGGAAAAGTTGTTCTACAAAAGCACCGCCACCGCCGCCTGCACCGCCATAAATAGTATTAAAACCGCCGGGGTCAAACGCGCCGCCACCGCCACCGCCGCCTGCGCCCCAAACTCGCACCAATACAAAATTAGCCGTAGACGGTTTTGTCCAAGTGCCCGAAGAAGTAAATTCTTGGCGGTTACCACCCGGAGGCGCGGCGCTCGTCCAAGCTGTACCGTTTGAAGTCAACACGTTTCCAGATGCGCCGGGAGAGGTAACTCCCGTACCACCGGAACCGGCGGGCAATGGTTGAGCAAGCGTTACAACTTGGTTGGTTCCGATAGTGACAGCGGTTGTGGTGCCGTTGGTTTGCAGCACCAACTGGCCGGTGGTGTCACCCGAACTGACCAGCGCGGTACCAGAAGTAGTGCCTGCGGAAATGGTGCTCATGCTTTATTCCTTCAGAGAACAACCCAGCGTTGGCCGGGGGAAATCGTGACGCTGTACCCACTTACAATAGTCATGGGTCCAACAGAAAATCCGTTTTGTCCAGAGGCAATTGTGTAGTTTTGTGATATTACATCGTCGTTGACGTAGATGGCTCCACCTGCGGCGGCTCCTGTGCTGGTCCAACTGGCGTTGACTCCGTCTGTAGTCAGGTACTTCCCAGCATTACCAGTTTGGCTTGGCAATCCAGTAAATGCAGCAAACGAAAGCACCCCCGATCCGTTTGTTTGAAGGACTTGCCCACTAGCGCCATCGGCTGAAGGTAACGTCCAAGTGACGTTAGAAGGAACAACCGAAGGAGCTTGAAACGCTACCCAGTTGCTGTTGTCAGAATCTCCAAACCGCAGATCACCCTGTGACCCAATTTGAAGATTACTGCCATCAAACGTAAGATTGGCGGACCCAGCGAGGTTGTTGCTGCTGTTGTATTGAACCTGACCATTAGAGCCACCAGCAAATGCGCCAATGACAGCAAAGTCCGTACCGTTCCACGCCACCAACGCACGGATGTTTGGTTGAAGTGTTACTCCAGTCGTTGGGCCTGCCCCACGAAGCACAATCGCCGCAGTACCTGCGTTGATGACGATATACGCTTTGGATTGTGCAGGGGCGGTGATGAACCGAGTAACGGAGTTGGAAGCCGTCCAACGGATGATGGCGTTACGCGCTTGATTGGTTGCGCCGTTGGTAGTGGACAGCGTTACATCGGTGTCGGCGCTGAGCGTCGTCACCCCCGCAACCGCTGAGTCCAAAAGACCGGTGATGGCGTCGTTGACAACAGTGCCCCACGTACCCGACAAGTCTCCCGTGGTCGGAAGCGCCAGACCAAGCAGAGGGGTGAAATTGGTTACGGCCATGTCTTACCCTTTACAAGACGATCCATCGGGCACCGCTGGGCACAGTGAACGAGGAACCCGAAGCAACTGTAATCGGCCCAACGCTCATCCCATTCTTGCCGGACGTCATCGTATACGTGCCGGTGAAGGTTGTGTAGTTCTCCGTTACCGCACCTGCCGCAGCAAACGAAGCATACGAGGCCGGGTACGTGACAAACACATCTTTGGTGCCCGCCGAAAAATTCACCAGACTGCCAGAGTTGCTTGAGGCAAGCACCGTGTCACGAGACAGCGTTGTACCGGAGGAGGTGTAGGTGCCAATCCCCACTTCCCATTCGGAGCCAGTTTGCCCTGCAATGCAATAGTACGTGTTGTTGGCGTTACCGATTGCTGAGAACGACTGAAAGCCTGTCGCCGCGCCCAAAAGCGTAACGGTGCCCGTACCAGCCGTTGTGGTAGTTTCTTTTACGCGGTCTCGTACAACAAAAGGCATATGGCACCCTTATACCGTCATTTCCACATTCACCCAATCGGGAGTTTGGGAATTGTTGATATTTTGCCAGTCTGGGGTCTGGCTGTCATCTATCGTGGTCCAGTAGAACTGATTCACGGTGCCCACAGACCCTCGCGCTTGAACCCCGTTGACGATCCTGCTTATCTGTACGGTGACTGACCCTACGGAACCACCTGCCGACACCCCGCCGATGGGCACGGTATACACCGCATTCCCAACTGCACCAGAAGCGGCAACACCTGTCAAGGAGACTTGGGTGTCTGGAGTCGCTGTCCCCACCGCACCATAGGCGACCACACCATCTTCAGTTGGGCTGTTTGTCTCAGTGACATCCCCAACCGCGCCTTCTGCGGCCACGCCAGTCAAGGCTTGGGCGGCGCTAGAAGAAACTGAACCAACCTGCCCCGAAGCCTCCACCCCAGTGAGGGCAACAACACGGGAAGTCGTGACGCTACCGACATTCCCCGAAGCCTCAACTCCGGTGGCAGCAGGGGCAACTACAGGGGAAGCCGTCCCAACCTCACCCTGCGCATCGTCACCAGTCAGGGCAAATTCATGAGGGCCGACTCCAACGGAGCCAACTGATCCGTAGGCAATGACTCCATCTTCTTGGGGGCTGTTGGTTTCAGAAACATCACCAACATCACCTTGAGCCGCCACACCAGTAAGCGCGACTGTGCGCTCACCCATTGCAATGTCGCCAACAGCGCCATCCGCTTGGACCCCCGTGGGAAACTGGGGAATAGCAAACTGAGTGTCACCAACAGCGCCCGCAGCGACGACACCGCTTATCGCAATTGAAACTACGGCGGCTACATCTCCAACAGCCGGGTCCGCATGGATACCCGAAATTAACGGGTTTGGGAAGGGGTCAACATTGTCAACGAAGCCTTCGGCTTCAACATGAACCAGATTGACCGACGAGGTTGGGCTGACCGAGCCTACAACCCCTGAAGCCGCTACGCCAGCGAGTGCGACTTGAACGGTTCCAACAGCGATGTTGCCGACTGCACCATCAGCCTGTACGCCAGAGAGCGCAACATCGCGAGAAGAAGCGACCGACCCAACCGAACCTGTAGCAATTACGCCGTTTTCGGTCGGGGCGTTGGTCTCAGTTACATCTCCAACATTACCGCTTGCAACAACTCCGGTGAGTGCAACTAGGCGTGCTCCCACCGCTACGGAGCCAACCGCACCAATGGCGGATACCCCGTTCTCTGCAATTTGTGGATTGGCAGTAGCCGTCCCTACCGCGCCAGAAGCACTGACGCCGGTAATGGAAACAACGACCGTCTGTCCCGCAAGCGAGGAAAACGGCGCTTCGGAAAAGGCGGCTATGCCGAACATTGGCTACACGGCAGGTCTCCCTGCCGCCCCTATCAGGTTGTAGCCAAGCGGAGCAGCGCGGTCGAAGTCGTGTTGGACGGCATTGTCAGAGTAAACGTACCAGCGGTCACGGTCTGTGAACCGAAGGTGTGCACACTGACGGCCTTGTTGGACTTGGACGAGTTGTAGATCAACACCGCATCAAACGCTGTGGTCAGCGTTACAGCGGTATACGTGATCGACGCAGAGGGGGTCCAATAAGCCACGCCCGCAGTTGCCGAAGTGTTGGTGGACAGCGGAGAAGTTCCGTTTGTCACGTTCACACCACCGGGGGTGTAGCCGGTACCGGTTACTTCGCCCGTGCTGCTGTATACCGTGGTAGCGGCGTCAACAGTAGCCGAAGCCAGATACAACGCGGCCTTGAAGGTGTCGCCCGTACCCGTTGTGAAATTGTGCGTAGCCGTCATGAGTTCTTGCATGAACGAGGTGCACATGGCTTGAGTGTTTGCCATTTTGAATTCCTTTCTTTAACCAAAAGATGCCGCTTCGGCACCAGCAAAAACAGGAGCTTGTTTCAACGTTACATGCACCGAACGATGCACAAGTTCACTTTCGTGCCAATACTCGACCCAGGTCGTGTATTCGTTGTCATTATCAAGAACTCCCTCCTTCTTCTCAAGAAGGGATTCTTCCATGTCACCTTTGGTGGTCGTAATGAGTGCCATTGATGCTCCTAAGAAATACGCACAATCGCGTTGTTGGGGTCGGCTATCGGGAACGTGACCGTGAACGTTTGATTGCTCACCGTCTTGTCGGAACCAAAGTCCAAAATCGCCACCGACTTGTTGCCCTTGCTACTGTTGTAGATCAATGCGCCACGCGCAATAAAAGTCGCGCCGGTCCAAATGGCGGGATTAAATGAGACGTAAGCGGTCGGCACTTGTTGACTGTTGTTCCCTGAAGTCGGAGATGGGTTGATCACAAGCGTCACACCTCCAGCCACGTAACCCGCGCCAGTGACTTCGTTCAGAGTCGTATAGACCGTGGTGCTTGCGCCCAGTGATGCGTTCCCCGTATACAGAGCAATCTTGAACGTGTCCGGCGACGTCGGGCCGAAATTGTGCACGGCCTGAAGAATCTCGACCTTGAAGCTGGTGGTGACAGTTTGGAAGATCGCCATATCAGGTCACCGGTTGACGGTACTGCCCCGAGCGGTACGCATCCTGACGCTCCATACCATCGCCCAGACGCTTGGCCATGGCCAACGCTTCTTTGTACTTGGTCTCGTAGAAGGCCATAACGTCGGCCTCACCCTTCATGTAGGTGTACGCCTCAACCAGCGTGCCATACAAGAGCACCGTGTCAAAGTTGTCGCCCAACCACGTGCGACCATCAGCGGCAACCGTGATGGACTCGGGGTAGTAGTAGAAGTGCAACTCAGCCAAATAGTTGGTGTCTGGCGTCGGGCCAAGAATGAACGTCAACTCATCCGTGATGGTGCTACCGACAATCGCAGGGCCAAACAACCCGTAGTACCGAGGCTTGCCAACGTCCGTCGTCGGGTTGGGATATGCCGCACGAATAAAGTTCACATCTTTGTTAAGCAAGTACTCGTAGTCGCCACCCGCAACAGGGTAGACCGCCAACGAGTACACCGCTAGAAAATCATCCGGCGCTTTGAGATATTTGTTACCCGATTGAATGTTACCCGTCATGTTCTTGCGAAGCGACGGGAACTGCACCGTGTTGTAGATGCGCTGTTCCG